AAGGTGCAGCCATGCGCGGAAGTGCCATGCGGTTAGGCGGAACACCAATTAGACCAGTGATCTTTGCTACTGCTGCACGAAGAACGTCAATCGGATTGGAAGTTGCACCTGCGTAGTTATCCCACTGATCGGCAGCACCTAGAGTAATGGTGTTGCCCACAGGATAAAGTGCAGTGTTGCGTACAGTGTCAGCTACTAGCTTCTCATGCCGAAGCAGAATAGAAGTAGTAACTGCTTCTGTTGCATCTTCCATCGGGTCAATCTGAATTGGCCCGCCGAATGCATCGTTTGCAAGACCACCCTGCGAATTAAGGAACTGATCCTCTTCATCGTAGACAGGAGCCTGTAGCGAATGCTCCTTGGTCTTGTATGTATCTTCGCTCCACTTACGGCCACTGATTTCGTTGGCAACTGCGCCAGGAACACGAAGATCAGGATGCATCAACCAGTGTGAACGATCGAATACACGATAACGTCCAGAGGGTGAAGTTACTTCGACAAACGGCATGAGCCGCTGACCATGAAGATTCTGTGGTCGATAACCAATGGAGAAACTGGTTAGTAGCGGGTCACTGTATAGTGTACCGGGATCATACATTGTTAGTCATTCACCCCCTCTTATGCTAGAATGTTGCCAGGTAGGTTAAGTGTGACTCTTGCTCGCTCACCAGCAGCAGCAGTAGCTTCATCACACACGCCAATTACACGTTCTGTTGCAACAGCAGGCTTACAACGTCCGTCAGCACATTCCATTTCTGTTGCACCCATGCGTCGTACTAGAACACCCTTACCCTTTAGAATTTCAGCAGCAGTTACTCCAACCTGTGCTACACCACATGCAACATCTGTTGCGGCTGTTACGGGAGTAACAACTTCTTCTGCGGAGAACTTAACTGCGCGGAACTTCGTAATTGCAACCGCAGCGTCGTACCCCTTGTCCTGAATAAAGTTACCAGTTGCCATGTTTAGCTGTCACCCCCTTATGACGTTACGTACGCTTCGGCTAGTTCAGGATGCCGCTTGGCAACTTCCTGAATAGCAGTTTTACGATCTAGCTTATCTTCGGTCATTAGCTGTGCCACCGTATCTGCGTACTTCTGCCGAATGTCCTTGCGCTTCGCAGGAATTACGATGTCGTTATCTTCGTTCTCGCGCGAAGAACCACGCTCACCCTGTTCAACACCACCAGTTGCAACTGTCTTGATTAGTGTCTCTAGATCAGCATGTACTAGATTACCTTGAGACAGCTTTACGTGCGCCTGCTTGACTTCCTCCTGGGCAAGTGAAGAGAGACGGAAGCTTGTCTCTCTTGCATCTTCACCTTCTCCTTCGGTAACCTTAAAGTCTGCAAGACGGTTGGCAAAAGATGTAGCTTCATGTAGATGCTCTCCTGCCTCTAGCTTTGCAAGTCTAGCTGCCTCTTCTGGATATGCTTCTGCGAAAGCTACCTTCTTCTGTGCTTCCTTTGTTGCTACTTCAAGTTCTGAAACTAGCTCTAGCTTGGCGTCAAGAGTCTCATTGATCTTGGTGGCAAGATCAGTGTCGCTAAGATCCTTGAAATCAATCCCTAGCTTCGTAGCCTGTGCTTCTAGGAAATTACGATCCATTGCCTTATCCTCCAACTCCGGAATATTCGGTGGTCTTTGTAATCGCTCGCCTTTCTTGAATTTATCTTCTTGTTCATCAGGCTGTGGAGTGTATACAGGTTCGCCACCTACACCTGTACCTGGCTCCGAGTGCTCTTTCTCTTTATCGAGACTAGCGCGAAGGCTAAATCCTGAACCTCCGTTTGACTTAGTTTCTGTAACTGTGCCACCACCATCTAACATTGCACTTAGAATTTCATCGTAAGTGCGAATGCCGTCAACCATGTTTGATTCAAGAGCCTGTTTCGCGCTAACTACGCCTCCTTCTCCGTAATTTGCAACAACATCTTCTACGGTAGTTCCTCTGCCTCTTGCAACAGCTTGCAGGAACATGTCGTTAAACTGTGTAACCATCCCCTGTAGATGGGCATGGCTTTCAGCAGTAAGTGGCTCAATTAGAGCAGCCTTGAAACGACCTTCCTTAATGACCGTTTCAGTAACTCCTGCCTTCTCCTTTAGTTCGCTCATATCAGTATGCACCATGTACGTACCAATTGAGCCTACGATGCCGCTATCTGTAACGTACATTTCCGAAGCCTGACTTGCTAGATAGTACGCCGCACTTGCAGCCATACCGTTAGCAACCGAATAGACTGGCTTAACGTCTCTTGCCGCAAAAATCTCGTTAGCCATTTCTTCGATCATTGAAGCTGAACCACCAGGACTATCGACATCTAGCAAGATGCTATCAACGCGGTCATTATTGAGCAATGCGCGGAAGTCCTGCGACCACTGCTCCATAGACGTCGCACCTGATAGTTCTGTCATTAGGTTGGCGCGAGGGAAAATAGGGCCATGTAAAGGAAGAACTCCAACACTACCTTGCTGTGAAGGAATACTACCTCTATTGCGTTCGCCATTGGCGGTCTTGGCCCTAATCTCTTCAATTGAAAGGCTGCCACTTAGATGACTCTCTACGATTTGTAGGATCGTTCGCAGGCCACCTTCTGTAATGAGCCAAGGCGTATCTTGAAGCTTACTTACGATCTGTCCGTAGTCTTTCATGCGCTAACCGTAAATTGAGAATTAGCCAGAACCATACCCTGAGCAACTTTTTCCTGTTCGGGGCGAAGGCCACTTAGATTCAATTTGGGTGTATGCTCCGCAATGATGAGTTCTACATCGCTAAAGGGATCTGCGGCCCTTAACATAGCGCGTACTGTATCTTCGCTATAGAACTTCTCGTTGTTGAATGTAATTAGCATTTATGTATCACTATCATCTGTAGGCGCTCCTGTGTTACCAGCATCACCTTTACCAGCTTCTACATCGCCCTTCTTCTCACTACTACCTTCGGCTTGTCCCTTACCTGTGGCGCTTGCGTTATTCTCAGGTGTTTGTCTCGGAGAGTCAATCTTTGAGCGAACCCAATTTTCTGTTTCGATGTCAAGTGTGATAAGATTCTGTGCGGCAAGGTTAGCGAGTGCTGAGGCCCACTGTTGAAGATCCTTCGTTTCTCCAATGTTCCTTACTTTCAGTTGCGGGAATTGGTCTGTTGCGAAGTTGTAGGCTACAAGCTGAGGAATCACAAACAGGTTGAACATATCACAGATGAGGTTTGCCATGTAGCGCAAGCTCTTTGTGAACATGTCCTGATGTGATCCTGCTGTTGCTCTACCTCCACCTTCTGAAATTCCCATAAGAAGGAACTGAACCATAACGTTCATCATAATCATTCCATTGTGGTGTTCAATGGAACGCATGACGTCTACTGGCTGACCAGGCATATCTGCAAATCGCAGTACCCAACCAGCAGGAAGTACTGCACCTGCTTTTTCATTCGTTCTGATGTTATTAACAAGAGTGAGGGCCGACTGGATATCAGCAGTATTGGCTGTGGGCGGTAGTTCTACGATCGGATAGCCCATACCATGACGTTCCTTCTGAATACCGTCAATCTTGTAAAGCTGATCCTTGAAGTACCAATGCTTATAAGCTGTGCGGAAGAGGGACTTACCCTCTAGGTTGCCACCACGCTTATTGTGCGTACCGATGATAAGCTTGCTAACAGGGATCTTCACTTCTTCTGGCTTACCATCGGCGCGGATTGCGTTATGGATAACCCCCACAGGGCCACCATTGTCGTCGTATTCAAAGTCTTTGATCGTAGTGGCTAGACGCGGAGCGATCTTCCTTAACATGGTGTATACTCTGCGGTTAGCCCCACCACTACTTGCCCATTCTCGTTCTTCAAAGACTTTCTCTCCTACCTCAAAACCATGCTCCATCATGCGGAGTAGGTCATTTAGTACGTTGAGGAAGGGAGAAGTCTGAGAACAGAGAATATTGAAGTCTACGAACTCTTGAATAACCCTGTTTTCAGGCTTACTGTCCCAGGGTTCTACAAAGAAGTCGGCACCTACGATTGGCATTTTACCTGCGCGAAGTGAAACATCACACGCAGCATCATTACTTGCCATTAGATCATAAGTCTTGAGAGCCTGCGTCCTGTTTGCAAGAGCCGGAACTACGTCTCTTAGAGCAGGAGTACGACCAGAGCCTTGCTCGATCAAAGCGCCCTGGTCTACAGGAATAGCACCTTTGTCCTTAGTGCTATAACTGGTGCCTGTTTCTCGTCTACGAGGATCGGGGTCTGCCATAGCAATGCCAAGATCATCGGCAAGTGCCCGAATAGTCTCATAGTCCGCAAAAGGGACTCTTCCTTGACTAAGCCCGAATGTTTCTCTTAGCCCCAATTTGCTACATCCCTCGTAATTGGCTCATTTTGGGTAAAGAAATCGTATGCCTCACTCCTGCGATCAGCGGCACTATAGATGTCGCTAAGGCGTGGCCCTGTACCAAGAACGAACATATGATTAAAGAAGTACCTTAATGCATCTGGACCATGATCGTCAAAGTCGTGCTGTTGTTCTAGTCCCCTCGCTGTCTGATTGTTCTTATCATTCTTACTCTCCCTAAAGTGCAAGCGTTCCAACTGTCTAATCAGGTCTTTACACCTAGGATGCACTTTGAACTTAGTAGAACCATCGGGCTGAATCATCATCTTCGACTTAACAGCCTCAATTCCCAACTTCCACCCAACAGGCTCACTAACCACAGGGCCGAGGACCATTGCAAGAGTCGCAGCTTCGTCCGGCCCGCGAGGATCACCAAACATCCCGTCAATGTGATAACCTTCGGGATTCGTTCGGTTACGGATAACACGACCGTGTTCCCAGGTACTCATTGACGTTACTTGGTACTCTCGCCAAACGTAGACGTTATCCATAGCATCGACCATAATATCAAGGCAGACGAAAGGATCTGCAAAGCCGTAGTCGAATGCTAGATAGTTACGGTATGCAGGGTTGTACTCAAACTCTTCAACATGAACCTTCGGATTGAACTCAGTGTAGATTTTACCCTCGTAGGCTGTAAACTCAGCAGCATACTCCTGTAGCCAAGTAATCTCAGGCGTTGTTCTCTTCAATCTAACAATCTCAGGATTCTCTAGACCACCTGGATACATTGCTGCGTTAGACCATGTTGGTAGACGCCAACTCTCATATTCGGGAAAGTCTGGAAGTTGTCCCATCATCCATAGACCCTGATACCAGTTATAGCCACGCGGGGTACTAGGAAAGATTGCCCAACCTAGTTTATCTGTTAGAGCAGGCTCTACGTACATCTGCCACGTATCTACATCGTGTGAAGCAGCCTCAGCCATTACTACACCGTCTAGACCTTCACCGATTAGACCGTCTTTGCGATCAGCAGACTTGACTTCGCAAATTGTGCCCCAGGGCATTTCAATACGCATATCGCCCTGCTTGACGTTATAGGTCTTTTTGATCTTGTTTCCTAGACCTAGCTTCTGCACCAAGTTGCGATAAAGGATGCGGAACTCCTTTTCGCCAAGACTGTAGTTAGGGCCGACGATCCAGTAGATTGAATCTGGCAACTCAATATCAAGCATTGCTGTAGTTAGTTCATTGCCGCCGAAGGTGGTTTTACCCCAACGGCGTCCGCAACAGGGGATCTTGAATCTAGCTGGGGAAAGATGACATGCTAACTGTTCTGGGCTATGAGGAGTATAGCCCATTTCCGAGAACAGTCGTAATTTGCGTTCAGGCTCCACTGAGTACACCCTTTATTAGCCAGCCATGCCAACCACTAGGCATAACTAGTGATGGAGAACAGGTAATGCTACCATCTTCGTGAATCTCTATGGTATGAGCAGCAGGCTTCTCTGTTGTAGTACGGCCCAATGCGCCAATTCCACCTGTGGGATCAATAATGTGCCATTCTCCTTCACCTGTGAAGTTGTCCGGCCACATTGATTTATCCTTATAGGGAATATAGGCGTACTCACCCGGTTTTCTGGGGCGAGTACCATCAGGAAGCCTTGTAGCTTCTATGGTGCTTCTACCTCAAATTCAAATGGACCGAGAACTGGAAGCTCGG